CGTGATAAACGTAGGGTAGAATACACGGGACTGAATAATTTTTTTAAGATCACCAAAGTTGCCAAACTTGACGAAGGAATCATCTTTCTCTGGGATAAGGTTCTGTTCAATTGCTGGCATGGCAGCAGGTGCCTGATAAGTCTGCTCAAGTTGTTCAGTCACAGTCAGATTCCAACGACCACGACCAACTTTGTAGTCATCAAGTTTTTTGGTGACAGACTGGTAGTTAGTACCATTCATGGCACACCACGCACGGATTTCAGCACTCGTGACAGACTCACCGTAAACTTCTTGAAGAGAAGTGCGGATGTAGTCAATGGAAAGAGACATGATCAGGTGTTTGTTTCAACTGAAGTTATTATACAGCAGAAAGGGCACCGTGTGGTGCCCCCTGTGACAGTTTAGGAATTGTCTTCTAGGTACGCTTTTAATTCTTTGACCAACCTGCTATGAGAGTGTCTTCTATCAAGTTCGATACCGACAGTTCGACCATACTCCTCAAGTTCTTTTTTAGTCATGTCTTGAAGTGATACGTCACTTTCATATGATTCAGCAATCTCTTCTTCGATTACTTCGTCATACTTGGTTGTATCTTCACCAAGATCAGGTCTTACTGCTTCAGCAGGAGGAGTTGGTACTGCTACCGGTGCTGGCGCAGCAGGTGCCGCAGGAGCAGGTGCAGACTTTTTTCCACCCACTAGATCTCCAAATCTAGACATTTTTGATACCTATTACTATGCAAATATTTATCATGCAATAAGTTCAATGAACTCACTTAGTACTTTTTTGTTCATCTTTTTGTTCCGAAGACTCTTGACAAATGCACTTTTGATCTGTCCTTTAGTTGCATCTTCCTGAACATCAAAGTCACTTTCCTGACTCATGACCTTAGAAGACAAACCAAAGTATTTGTGATAACCAGAATTAGTAATCACCATTGATCTAGTTTTCTTCCACTTTGCATGAACAGTAAGATACTCATTTCCATCAAAATACATACGCATGAAACTACTCGCATCACGAGGTGCAAGGACACGAATACCAATAAAATTAGTATTAGGGAAGGAATTACGTAGATCCCTCAGCAACACGTTACTGAAATCATACCACGGTACATCGAGACTGTAAGTGTTTCCAGTTCGACGATTACGAATGAATGAATTACGTCCAAGAGAATTCACACCAATATAATCTTCTGTGCTGTGCTCAAACCTACCACCAATAAACTTTTTGTGATAACGAAGAGGAGGTGCTTCACCATCAGTCAAAATTACACACTGAACTTTTTCTACATTGTTTTGTTTCTTGAATGTAGGAATCAACTTATGGAGAGAGATCAGTGCCTCATTGAGAGGAGTTCCAGAGAGACCCATACCAATTGGAGTACGATAAGCAACTCCCCAGGAGTGCCTGAAGGAATACGCCATTCGGAAGACATTCTTCATCTGTTTCTCAATATCTCTCCCCTTTGTCTTGTGAGTAAACAGATTCAGAAGAGAGAAGTATTCAGGAACAACTACCACACCATCTTTCTTCTCATAAGAATATGTCATATTCTCACGAGGATACTCATTTGTGAATGCATAGACATCAAAAGGAATATTGACTTTCTTACAGAACCAAATGAGATTAAAGAGTTGTTTGCATGTATCCAGCATAACATCTCCCATCGAACCAGACCAATCAAGAATAAAGATCAGACCATGATTCTTTCCATCAGGAATCACAGTAACTTTCCTGAACAGATCCTCATTGTACTTGTAAGTATGAAGTTTAGTACAATCGAGAACTCCTGTGCGAGAAGTTGTTGCACGAGCATAGGCGCTGGCAGACTTCTTACATTCAAACTCCTTTACCAAATAGTTGACTTCTTTCTGTGCAGATTTTTTGAACTTAGCAAACAGACCATCAACTTCTTCAAATGCTTCTGGATAGGTATCATTCCATTCAAATGAACAGCGACCATGCACTTCTTCATTGCTGACAATAATCTGGTCTAGATTTACATTAGGCAGTTCAGCATAGACATTCTCATGTCCTTCCATATTTGCCAGTTCTTTCATACCATCTTCAAAAGATTGCATGGTCTTGATGACATCAGGATCAAAATTCTGACCACCTCCAACTCCATGCTGTGGGTCTGGTTCTACTCCACCTTCATCCGATTCTTCCTGTTCTTTCTCTGCAGTTCCACCATAAGATTCGCTCTCATCAGGTTCCACAGATTCATTCTCAGTGGATTGACCATCAGTGCCAGACTGTTGTTTTTGCTGATTCTCAAGTTGAACTTGATTCTGCTTTTCACTTACATCTTTACAATATTGATAAATTTCTGCAGCAACTTGAAGGACATCTTGGAAAGTTTCTACGTCTGCAACCTTCTGCACAAGAACGCTCTCCTCAAAAGAATCAAAAGGAACGTCAATAAAGTTACCGATCTTGAAATACAGATTGATCTTGTCAGCAAGATTCATCTTAGAGATATCTTCATTCTCAAGTTGGAAAAAATCTTGCTCAGAAAGTTGACCGTATCCATTATAGAAAGTCTTTGCCAGACCAGGATACCGACGCTTCATCAACTTCTCGATGCGAGCGTCTTCCACAACATTGACAAGTTGTGGAGGAATTTTGTTCTCTAGATACCAGTCCTCATCTGGAGTGTAGAGAGCGTGACCAACCTCATGTCCAACCAACATATCATAGACAACACTGCTTGCGTGTTCCCACATTGGGAGTGTCAAGACTCTGGTTTGGACATTGAAGCAAGCAGTTTCAACTTGCTTGTGCTCGACCACCAGGTCTTCAGTAGCAAGCAGTTTGGCAAGTTGGGACTTGATTTCGTGGTTGACTGCCATGAGGTTTTGTTTCGATGAACCTAGTATACAAAAGAACCCCGCCTTTTGGGCGAGGTCATGTGACACTTTTTAAAGTGGTTCAGGGCAGCA